TGGATGCGTAAGCGGATTAAGCGTGTGTCTCGGACTAATGGCCAAGAGGAAATTGAGGTCTATTGCCACCATTACCCCAAGTCATGTAACGGTAAATGTGAGCGACTCCGAAAGTATGCAATTAGAGCTGCAACCAGCGAGGGCCCACGCGGTAGTACAGCCGACCTGCTTTATGTAGATGAGTTACGTGAAATTGACGAGGCAACATGGGCAGCCGTTACCCCGATCACCCGAGCCAGACCAAATGCCCAAGTGTTTTGGACATCCAACGCAGGTGACTTAAATAGCAATGTCCTAAATGAACAAAGGCGTAGAGCCTTAACCTTTGAGTCCAGCCGAATGGGTTACTACGAGTACAGCGCACCTACCGGGTCAGATGTAAATGATGAAAAGGCATGGGCAATGGCTAATCCTGCAATGGGTTACACAATTACAAAAGAAAACATTAAAGATGCATCAGTCTTTGATACTAAAGATGCTTTCAAAACTGAAACACTTTGTATGTGGGTAGATGCCATTGATTCACCATGGCCAATGGACATGTGGAATGCTGGCGAACAGGAGATAAGCCTAGAGGATGAACTACCTACATGGATGGCTATAGACCTTAACTTCAATAGAGAAATTGCATGTTTAGTTACAATTCAAGAGCGACCAGAGGGCCTTGCAGTATTCCTACATGAATGGAAACGTGATGGCGGAATAAATGATCTTGAACTAACAGGTGAACTGGCTCAACTAGCTCGTAGATACAGACCTAGAAAATTTGCTTATGATCCAAACACCGCAGGGTACATTGCACCAAGATTGGCACAGGCTGGCATAGCAACCGAGCCAACACCTTGGGCATCGGCTGGCTTTGCCATTAGTTGCGATCAAACATTAAATGCAATGCAGTCTGGCAAATTCATACATCCCGGACAAGAGACATTGCATAGTCATTTAGTCTCATGTGCTAGACGTCCAGCAAGTGATGGTGGATGGCGCATTGCACGTAGAGCAGCGCAAGTACCAATCACAGCTGCAGTCGCTTTAGTAATGGCTGCGGGTCATGCTTGTGCGCCACAACAGACTGTGACTATCATTAGCAGTTAGGGTCTACTTGGCAGTACCTCGTGTGTGGGTTAGTAACTCCTATCGCTAACCCACACACTTCCCGACACGCGCACCAGATGCTTGTATGTCAGACATTTATGAGATAATGAAGCATGGGATTTATTGATTTCTTATTGGGCACACCAGAACAGAAACCAGATATTGAAGCTCGTGCAGGTATTGCGATCCCGTTTTACCAAGATGCATACTTCACACCATTTAACACATTCCGGGTTGACCGATCCAGCGCAATGCAAGTGCCAGCAGTGTCTCGTGCGCGAAACATCATTTGTGGGACTATCGGAACTCTTGGTCTCAACTCATATAACATGATTACTGGCGCAAAGGTCGAGGGTCGCAAAATCCTTGAACAGCCTGATCCAGCCTTGCCTTTAGCAGTAACTATGGCTTGGACTGTAGAGGACTTGTTATTCCATGGCCGATCATTTTGGCAAGTGCTTGAAGTTAACCCAGAGGATGGCAGACCAACACAGGCTCGCCGCATTGATCCAACTCGTGTTACTTTCACAACTGACTTAAATACCCAAGAGATCGTTAACGGTTTTTACATTGAGGGTGGACTACTTCCAGCAACAGGTGTTGGCTCACTAATTATGTTTAGCGGTATTGATGAGGGAATACTCAACCGCGGTGGTCGCACTATCTCCACAGCTTTGAAATTAGAGGAAGCCGTCCAGAGAATGGCCAGTGAGCCAAATCCAACTATGGTTATTAAAAATTCTGGCGTTGACTTACCACCAGAACAGGTATCCAGCCTTTTGGCACAATGGAAACAAGCCCGGGCTACTCGCTCAACTGCTTATCTTTCTGGCCCATTGGATGTAACCACATTTGGTTATGATGCCGGGCAAATGCAACTTACTGAATCACGCTTGAACACCGCAGCTGAAATTGCTCGTATGTGCAACATCCCTGCTTGGTACATCAACGCAGAATCAGCCAGCGCAACTTACTCAAACGTAAGCCAAGAGCGCAGAAGCCTTGTTGATTTCTCATTACGCCCATACATGAGCTGCATTGAGGAACGCTTAACAATGGTAGATGTCACACCAAGAGGCCAAAAGGTTCGCTTTGATCTAGATGATTACCTACGCGGTAACCCACTAGAGCAGATTGAAGTGCTTGGCAAAATGCTTGACTACGGCTTGATTAGCGTAGATGAAGCGCGTGAGGAAATGGATCTCGCACCGAGAGGAAATGAAGCAAATGCAACTTAATTTTGAGGGTCAAGTATTGGCCGCATCAGTTGAGACCAGAACCATTAGAGGTTTGGTTGTACCGTTTGGCAAAAGTGGAAATACATCGGCTGGCCCAGTTCGTTTTGAGTTTGGCGCATTCGGTGACATTGATCCAAGCCAAATTATTCTTAATGCCGAGCATGACAGAACCCGTCCCCTTGGCAGAGGCATTGGCGATTCTTTAGAGGTAACCCCTGCTGGAATCTCAATGGCTTTTAAGATTGCCCCTACTAACGCTGGCAATGATGCGCTTGTAGAAGCAGCCGAGGGACTACGCCCGGCATTTAGCATTGAAGCCAAAGTCAATGAATACACAGTTGATAAAGGCGTAATGGTTGTTGCATCAGCAAATCTAGAAGCCGTTGCACATGTAACCAACCCGGCATTCAAGGATGCCCAAATTTCTGATGTAGCAGCTACAGAGGAAACCCCAGAAACCACCGAAGCGGAAATCACCGCCGAGGAAGAACCACAGGAGATCACAGTGGAAGAAACAACCGCACCAGTGGCAGATGAAGTGACCGCAGCCGCGGTTGTTCACGCCGCCGCACCAGTGGCCTACGTAAAGCCTCGTAGCCCAATCAATTCACAGGCAACCTACCTTGAACACAGTGTCAAGGCAAAGCTTGGAAGCCATGACTCAGCCCAGTACGTAATGGCAGCTGACGATTCATTCAGCACTAACCCAGCGTTCACCCCAGTGCAGTATGTAAATCAAGTCATTGACACATCCATTGGCTCACGTCCAGCCATTGATGCAATTGGCTCACGCGCCATCACTGCATCAGGCATGGTTATCAGCCATCCAAAAATCACAACCAGCGGAACTGTAGCTGACACTAACGAAGGTGCTGGCCCATCAGAAACTGGAATTGTGTCCTCATACGTAAACCTTGATGTAAACAAGTTTGCAGGAATGCAGCGCTACTCAGTAGAACTACTAGAGCGTTCATCCCCAGACTTCTTCCAAGCAATGGTTGATAACATGACACGCGCCTACAACAAGGCAACCGATGCAGCAGTTATTGCAGCTCTAACCGCAGGTGGAACACAAGCCACAGCAGTTGCAGCATCATCCGCTGGCATCATTTCCTACGTATCAACCGAAGCACCAGCCGCTTACCTAGCAACTGGCGAACTACCAAGCGCATACATTGCTGGCACATCCCAGTGGTCATTGCTTATGGGTGCAACTGACACAACCGGTCGCCCAATCTACAACGCATACAACCCACAAAACAACGGTGGAGTTGCTGGCCCACAAAGCCTACGCGGTAACGTACTTGGTCTTGATCTTTACGTTGATCCGAATGCAGTTGCAACAACTATCGATGAGTCGGCATTCATTGTCACACCATCATCCGTTGCAATCTACGAAAGCCCAATCCTACGTATGTCAACAAACGTAGTAACAACTGGCGAAATCGAAACCGCTCTATACGGCTATCTAGCCGTAGGCGTTTTGGTTGCCGGTGGCGTTCGTCGCTTTAACTTGACCTAAGGTCAAAGTTAGTTAGAAGTGTGGGGGGTGCGGCCCTGTGCCCCCCACACACTTACAAGAATTGGATTAGAAAATGGCATTGATTACACTAAGCGAGTTAAAAGCCGTACTTGGTATTGGTGACATCTACGCTGATGCAATCGTTCAAGCAGTTGCCGACAGTGCCGAGAACATAATCCTTTCGTACTTAATTTTTGATGATGTGTCTATCGTTGGCACATCACTTACAAACAATACTGCCCGGTTCTATTGCCATAACAACACTTTTGTAGTTGGTCAGGCTTTAACCGTAAGTGGATGTGGCTCACCATTCAATGGCTCACGAACTGTAACCAAAGTCGGATACGACGAATACGGCGTATCATTCTTTGAAGCTGCAATCACTAATGCAGACATTATTAAGCGTTCAATTATTCCTAATGGTCGAGCCGTACTGACCAGCCAAGCCGCGCTTTATGACACAACACCAGAAGTCCGGGAAGCCGCTCTAGCCGTTGCCTGTGACATCTGGATTACTCGTACAGGCACACTGGGCCAGCAGGGTGTGGACTTCCAAAGCCCAGCACCATACCGCCTAGGTCGTTCAATGCTTACTCGTGTGTCTGGCCTACTAGGCAAGCACCTAGACACCCGAGGTTACCTTGGCTGATCTAGCAACATACCGCGAATCACTAGCCGCAACTCTTAGAGCTGCTGGTCGGGTTGTTTACTCATACCCTAATGAGAACATCACGCCACCAGCCATTGTGCTTGTGCCGGGATCGCCTTACATTACTGTTAGTGCCATTGGTGGCGCTCGTTGCAATGTTCGGTTTGACATTACAGTTATTGTGAATGCAGCTGATAACCAAGCAGCTTTAAAAAATTTGGAAACTCTAATCTTGTCGGTAACTGATCTGCTAGCCAATAACATTTCGTTTTTGGGTGGATGGTCACAACCAACAGTTACGCAAATCGGAAACGCCGATATGCTTATCAGCCAACTCAACATCGAGATGGTCACAACCAACTAGAAAGGCAAGTCATGCCAGCAACATACATAACTGGTCGGAATCTGACCCTGAGCATCAACTCGGTGTCTTACGCTGACCAAGCATCAACAGTCACACTTGAAATGGAAAACAACCAGCAGGTGCTTGAAGTCCTATCAGGTCGCGCATACAAGACCGTAGATAAAACCGCCACACTAAATTGCGAACTATATCTTGACGATTCCGCAAGTGCTGG